GCTGAGGGGAGGTGAGTAGCGTATGGAGAAAATGGCGACTGGTGTTGCATATGGTGCTTCAGTTGGAAATGCCGGTTACTGGGGTTTTCAATTGCTCGACAAGGTTAGCCCTTCACAATGGGCTGCTATTGGAGTTATCGGAAGTCTGGTTTTTGGGTTTCTCACTTACCTGACAAATTTGTATTTCAAAATTAAAGAAGATCGGCGTAAAGCCGCGAGGGGTGAATAACTATGGCATCCCTGAAAACAAAACTCAGCGCGGCCATGCTGGCGCTTATCGCTGCTGGTGCATCAGCTCCCGTTATCATGGATCAGTTCCTGAATGAGAAAGAGGGCAATAGCCTCACGTCATACCGCGATGGCGCGGGCATCTGGACGATATGCCGCGGAGCTACTAGGGTAGATGGAAGGCCTGTAACGCAGGGGATGAAGTTAACCCAGGCTAAATGCGATCAGGTAAATGCCGTAGAGCGCAATAAGGCGCTGGCTTGGGTTGATCAGAATGTGCGGGTTCATCTGACGCCTCCTCAAAAGGTCGGAATTGCCAGTTTCTGCCCCTATAACATCGGGCCCGGTAAATGCTTCCCTTCCACCTTCTACCGCAAGCTGAATGCCGGTGACCGAAAAGGCGCCTGCGCTGAAATTCGCAGGTGGATTTTTGATGGCGGAAAAGATTGCCGGGTGCGTTCCAACAATTGTTACGGCCAGGTCTCTCGCCGTGATCAGGAAAGTGCGCTGGCATGTTGGGGGATAGATGAATGAGCCGCACAATTGCAGTTTTTGGCGCTGCCATAATTAGCCTGATTCTTATCCTTTGGTGGGGCCTCAGTCACTTTCATGAGGCGTATCAGGCGGAAAAAACTCGCGCTGACAATGCAGAACAGCAGGTAAATACCGCTCAGGCCATCACCTCCAACGTTCTGACCACCATGACTATCTTCAACACCATCGTCGAGGCCAACAAAAATGCAAAAGAGCAGATCGCACTGGACGCATCGGGAGCCTCGGCTGATATCCGGGTTGCTGTTGCGAATAATGATTGCACTAATCGCCCTGTGCCTGCTGGCGCAGTTAAGCGGCTGCAACAATTCGCGAACGGTCTACGTCAAAGTGCCGGTGGTCCCGTTACCAGCCAGCCTGACGGCTGACACCCCGCAACCGGAAATTCCTGACAACCTGACGTGGGGACAGAGCCTCGATTTAAACGTCAGCCTGCTATCAGCGCTGGGGCAGTGCAACCGAGACAAGGCTGACATCAGGCAGGCCGACAAGCAACGAGCCAGCCAGTAGAAGGGGGGTTACCATGCGGGAAGAAGAGCGTAAGCGGCTCGATCCCATCAATCGCCTGTAGCGCCGGGGTTATGCATCCGTCACCACATTAACGAGCCTCGCAATAGCGGGGCTTTTTATTACCAGAAGCAGGAGAAGAAGCATGTTAACAGTAAAAGTGATGTCACCAGAAGGTGGCGAAGAAATCCATTGCGGCGTGAGCGTCGGTTTCAACCCCAATCAGCAGAGTATCGCAGTGTCGGGAATGGACCAGAACGTTTTCCTGAAACGGGGAGAAGTGGCGTACGTGATGAACGCAAACGGGAAGACCATTTCCCGTTACGAACACCTGGAACGAGAGTAGGCATTACAGAAGCTCTTTAGCAAAGGGCTTCGATAATGCCAAACCGAAAAATCGGGTTGAAACCTGATAAAAAACCCCGTGGAGGAAATCCCAAAACTACGGGGTGCTGAACAGCCAGCCAATGGCGGATTGTAGCCACATAGTTGGTTTATTATCTACTGGTTGAGAATAAAACTGAGAGCCTGGAAGGCTTGAGAGTGGCTCATCCATGAGCTCACGGGTAGAACGGCAGACTTTGTCATGGCAGAGCAAAGTCATAAATTAGTTTAGGTAACATTTCGGATATAACAAGCACAGCGGAGTATTCCTGCTAATGGAGCACCGCATCTTAAGCGTTACAGGAGCTATTCTACCGAGTGGCTTCGATAATGCTCCCCACATCGCACAGAGGTAACAAATGGCAGAGATCACCCCAGCAGAACAGATTCGACTGAATCTGCTTTCCACCCTGAACTACGACACCGCAGCTGCTGCTAAGGCTATTGAGTTCGTCCAGGATAGCCCGCTCAAATATCAGCTGTTCATCCAGCAATACAACCGCGTGGTAACTGAAACTGAAGTGGTGGCGCGAACTATCAAAGCGCTTCAGGAGTCGACCGAAGCGCTGGCGCTGTTTGATAGCGCCGCTGAGCAGGTCAGCTAAGGCATTACAGCAGGCATTTACTGAGTGCCTGTGATAATGCATGGCTCAATTGCGGTGCTGTTGTTTCCCCTGTTAATCTGTCCCAAACAAACCGATGGGGATAGGGACGTGAAAAAGTTACTTTTTGCAGCATTAATTGGTGTTTCAGCTTTAACAATTACTGCATGTGCGCCAACAGTCCAGAAAGTAGATTACAACCAGAGATCAATGCTTTTATCTCTTGGAATGAATAAAAACGACGTCATGCAGATCATGGGGTCGCCACGCAGGACGGATGTGAACCAGGAACGCGAACGCTGGATATACTGGAATAAGGCTCTCTATGGTTACACAATCATTGATAACGAACAATTGGCTAACGATCGACTGGTTATAACGTTCGTTAATGGTAAGGTCACCAAGTGGGGTCAGCAAACGCTGACTGATGACATAATGGAGTCATCACAAAAGAGTGCACAGGCTTATGCTGAGGCATTCAAGAAATAGACATTTCAGTCAAATGATAACCTCGCTTCGGCGGGGTTTTTTTATAACTAAAAGAGGTAATAACCGATGAGCTTTAAACATGAACTTGGTCAGGTGGTAACCGTTACTATCAGTGAAGAAGAAGGGCATATCAAAGCTCGCGCAGAATATACACATGGCCCCAATCAGTACCTTATTCATTATCGTGCAGCAGACGGGCGAGCTGTAGACGCATGGTTTGAAGAAGGGGAGCTGTCTCCATCTGCACTGTAGACGCACGCATTACAGAAGCCCTTCGCATCGTGAGGGGCTTCGATAATGCGAATGAATGTCATTATCGATAGTCAGAAGGGAATTAATAGACGTTTGGACGTCTAAATGGCTAATGAAGGCAATTCATATCGAATTTTTGAAAATGATAGTCATTATCATCTAAGGGTCCTCCCGGAGGGGGAGGCTACCACGGGGCGGCGGACTCGCGGAAAACGGCTAGTTTTCATTTTTCATAGTCATCATCATCATGTGCACAGGTTATTGATTTTCCAGATGTCGGATTTTCAATGATGTCGAATCGTATAAAAAGTGTTCACCATCATGGACCAGGAAATCGCTACTTTAAAACTCAATATCAACCAGCTTGCCGGGATTACTGGCGTACACCGCCAGACCGTCGCTACCAGGCTAAAAAATGTCAGTCCCGCCCAGGGAAGCAACAGCAAACTTAAGTTGTATCTTGTCACCGATATTCTGACAGAATTAATGATCCCGACGGTTTCCTCATCGAATCTTGAAGAGATGACACCCCCTGATCGCCTCGCTCACTGGAAAGCAGAAAACGAGCGGTTGAAATTTGAAGTAGATACCAAGCAACTTATCCCCGCCGAAGACGTCGCACGTGAATTTTCAATGATGGCGAAAGCCGTCGTCATGGTACTTGAAACACTTCCGGACATTCTTGAGCGCGACTGTGCACTTACGCCGGTTGCGGTATCACGCGTGCAAAGCGTGATTGATGACCTGCGCGATCAGGTTGCCCAAAAAGTAATGGACGCTGAACCAGAGGAGGATGAGCCAGAGGAGGACTGATGACAAAACGGGCATCTGCCAGGGGGGTACGCCGCGATGTCTCCGGTATTCTTCGTGCCCCACGTCGTATACAGGTGGCCGATGCGGTCAGCTCATATATGCGTGTGCCGATGGGGACGGGTAACTCCGTACCATGGGACCCCAATCTGGCCCCTTATATTATTGAGCCGATGAATTGTCTGGCATCCCGTGAATATGATGCGGTGGTGTTTGTCGGACCGGCCCGAACCGGGAAAACGATTGGCCTGATTGATGGCTGGATTGTCTACAACATCGTTTGTGATCCCGCTGACATGCTGGTTATTCAGGTCTCCGAAGAGAAAGCGCGTGAACATTCCAAGAAACGCCTCGATCGCACATTCCGGTGTAGTCCGGAAGTAAAATCGCGACTCAGTCCGCGTCGTAACGACAATAACGTTCACGACCGCACCTTCCGGGCCGGTAACTATCTCAAACTGGGCTGGCCGTCAGTCAACATTATGTCGTCGTCAGACTATAAAAGCGTGGCGTTGACTGACTATGACCGCTTTCCTGAAGATATCGACGGGGAAGGTGATGCATTTTCCCTGGGTTCGAAACGTACCACTACGTTTATGTCCAGCGGCATGACTCTGGTTGAGAGTTCACCTGGCCGAGATATTCGTGACACGAAATGGCGACCAAACACCGCACATGAGGCACCGCCGACTACCGGCATATTATCGTTGTTTAATCGTGGTGACCGCCGCCGCCTTTACTGGCCTTGCCCGCATTGCGGAGAATATTTTCAGCCGGAGGTTGCAAATATGACGGGCTACCGGGATTCCCTTGATCCCGTTGTGGCAAGTGAGTCTGCATATCTCCAGTGCCCGGCCTGCAAAGGCAGGATCACCGCAGATATGAAACGTGAACTGAATATCCGCCATGTCTGGTTACGCGATGGAGAAAAAATAGACCGTGATGGCAACAGATTTGGGGAGCCGCGGCGATCACGCATCGCTTCATTCTGGATGGAGGGGCCTGCGGCTGCATATCAGACATGGTCGCAGATGATATACAAATTCCTGACTGCTGAGCAGGAATATGAATCCACCCAGAGTGAAGAGACGCTGAAAACGGTAGTTAATACCGACTTTGGTCGGCCTTATCTACCCCGAGCCAGTCTCGAACAACGTAAGAGTGAGCTGCTCGAACGACGCGCTGAAGACGTGCCGAAGCGATCTGTACCAGATGGTGTGCTCTTTATGACTGCAACCGTTGATGTGCAGGGCGGTAAATCCCGTCGTTTCGTGGTTCAGGTGACTGGCTACGGTGAGCAGGGTGAGAGATGGCTGGTCGATCGCTACAACATCCGCCAGTCTCTGCGGGCAAACGAGCACGGTGAATGTTACCCCATCGATCCGGCAAGTTACCCGGAAGACTGGGATTTACTTTTGTCTGACGTGTTCGAAAAGTCATGGCCCTTAGCGAGTAACCCTTCAAAACGCATGCGGCTCATGGCGATGGCTGTCGATTCCGGCGGTGAGGATGGTGTCACCGATAACGCCTATAAGTTCTGGCGTAAGTGCCGCCGGGATGGGCTTGGTAAAAAGATTTTCCTCTTCAAGGGCGACAGTGTCCGACGCTCAAAACTAATTACCCGAACATTTCCTGATAACACTGACAGATCAACTCGCCGGGCAAAAGCCGCTGGCGATGTGCCGCTTTACCTTCTTCAGACTGATGCGCTGAAAGATCAGGTGAATAACGCCCTGTGGCGAGAATCACCCGGCCCGAACTATGTGCATTTCCCTAAATGGCTCGGCAGTTGGTTTTACGATGAGCTGACCTATGAGGAACGTTCACCCGATGGAAAATGGAGCAAACCGGGCCGAGGTCCGAATGAAGCTTTCGATCTACTCGTTTATGCCGATGCGCTGGCCATATTGCACGGATACGAAAAGATCAAATGGCCAGATGCGCCTGAATGGGCGAGGCGGACAACGTGGGTTGAAGAAAGCACGCCGGAAACTGGCGAAGCGTCACCCACGTTATCAGCAAAAACGACCCATAGCAGAAAAAAACGGAAGGCAAATAAGCCGGATGTCGAAAACAACCCGTGGACTACATCATCAGGAGGCTGGGTGTGAAACAAACCGATATTGAATCCATTATCCAGCGTTATACCGATGCGGAAATAGCTGTGCTGGATGGAAAGTCTATAACATTCAACGGGCAGCAGATGACGCTGGAGAACCTGTCTGAAATCCGCAAGGGGCGTCAGGAATGGGAGCGTCGTCTTGCTTCCCTGCTGGCTCAGCGTAACGGGCGACCCGGTTATAAGCTCACGAGGTTTCCATGAGCCTGTTAGATGATGCGATTGGTGTCTTTTCCCCTGGTTGGAAAGCTGCGAGGTTACGTTCGAGAGCAATGATACAGGCATATGAAGCTGTTAAGCCTACTCGTACGCATAAGGCCCGCAGGGAAAATCGTTCCGCTAACCAGCTTAGTCAGATGGGAGCTGTTTCACTTCGAGAACAGGCTCGCTGGTTGGACAATAACCACGATCTGGTTATTGGTGTATTCGATAAGCTCGAGGAAAGGGTAGTTGGAGCTAAAGGAATTATTGTAGAGCCACACCCGGTACTAAAAAACGGAAATATCGCAAAAAAACTGGCAGAACAAATCAGAACGAAGTGGGCCGAATGGTCAGTCAGCCCTGAGGTTACGGGACAGTTTACCCGCCCGATGCTTGAGCGGTTGATGCTCAGGAGTTGGCTCAGGGACGGGGAAATTTTCGCTCAGATGGTGAGTGGTTCAGCGCAGGGACTTGATCCAGTGGCTGGTGTACCTTTCTGGCTTGAAGCGCTAGAGGCTGATTTTGTGCCGATGACCAACAATGAGTCACAGCAACTTTGTCAGGGGGTTTATGTCGATAATTGGGGACGCCCGAAAAAGTACCTGGTTTATAAAAGTCTGCCTGCTACCGGCCGTCAATTGGATACGAAAGATATTGATGCCGGTAATATGCTTCATCTCAAATTTACCCGTCGCCTTCATCAAACCAGAGGGACGTCTCTCCTTTCTGGTGTTCTCATGCGCCTCAGTGCGCTGAAAGAATACGAGGATGCGGAGTTAACGGCCGCACGCATAGCCGCCGCCCTGGGGATGTACATAAAAAAAGGGGACGGGCAAAGTTTTACGGATGAGAACAGCAAAGATAATCGTGATGTAATGATTGAACCAGGCATTATCTATGATGATCTCCTTCCCGGTGAAGACATTGGGATGATCAAATCTGACAGACCAAACCCTAACCTTGAAACATTCAGAAATGGGCAATTGCGCGCCGTTGCTGCTGGTGCTCGTCTCAGCTTCTCCAGTACAGCCAGAAACTACGATGGAACGTACAGCGCTCAGCGCCAGGAATTGGTTGAATCAACAGACGGTTATCTGATCCTCCAGGACTGGTTCATCGGAGCAATTACCCGGCCAATGTACCGAAACTGGTTAAAAATGGCGGTGGCTTCTGGCGAAATTCAGCTACCACGTGGGCTGGATATGGCGTCGCTTTACACCGCAGTTTATTCCGGTCCGGTCATGCCGTGGATCGACCCAGTTAAAGAGGCTAATGCCTGGAAAGCGCAAATCCGAGGTGGTGCTGCGACAGAATCTGACTGGGTGCGAGCTAGCGGGCGCAATCCGGATGATGTGAAACGTCGTCGCAAGGCTGAAGTTGATGATAACCGCGAACTTGGACTGGTGTATGACACCGATCCTGCAAACGATAAAGGAGGCACCAGTGCCGAAGTCAAAGAACCGGACGCCCCGTCGTCCGAAAGCCAGCGCAAGAAGTAATTCGTGGTTTCGTATGCAGGCCAGCGCCGACAATCAGGTAGAAATTTATATCTACGACGAGATCGGCTACTGGGGCGTGACCGCCCGGCAGTTTGTTAACGACCTTAAAGCGCTTGGTGATGTGACCCATATTAATCTTCATATCAATTCGCCTGGTGGCGATGTCTTTGACGGCATCGCCATTTTTAATGCTCTTAAACATCATGGCGCGTCAATTACCGTTCATATCGACGGTCTGGCCGCGTCTATGGCCTCGGTCATTGCTATGGTGGGTAATCCGGTCATCATGCCTGAAAACACCATGATGATGATCCATAAACCCTGGGGCTTTGCTGGTGGTGATGCCAACGATATGCGTGACTACGCAGAGCTTCTGGACAAGGTTGAGTCTGTTCTGATCCCTGCTTATGCAGAGAAAACGGGCAAGAGCTCCGATGAAATAGCGGCGATGCTGGAAGATGAAACATGGATGGACGGTAAAGAATGCGTCGCTATGGGTTTTGCCGACCAGGTCACCCCCTCTCTTCAGGCTATGGCCTGTATCCAGTCTAAACGTATTGAGGACTTCGAAAAGATGCCAAAAAATATTCGCAACATGTTAGCGCCGCCGCGAGCTACCACGCAACGCGATCCCCAGCAACCACAAATGCAGCAGCCGGTGGTGAGCCAACCTCCCGTAATTGACGAAAACACCATTCGTGCTCAGGTAATCGCTGAGCAAAAGGATCGCGTTAATGGTATTAACAACCTCTTTGCGATGTTTGGTGGTAAACACGCCGAACTGCAGGCGCAGTGTGTAGCAGATATGGATTGCTCTGTCGATCAGGCTAAAGACAAACTGCTGGCGCTGCTGGGTAAAGATGCTTCACCATCGGCGAAAACCACGCCAGCGCATATTCATGCAGGTAACGGTAATTTTGTCGCCGATGGTATTCGCCAGGCATTGATGGCGCGTGCCGGATTTGAAGGTCAGGAACGTGACAATGTCTACAACGGCATGACCCTGCGTGAATATGCCCGCATGGCCCTGACTGAGCGGGGAATTGGCGTATCCAGCTATAACCCGATGCAGATGGTAGGGTTGGCGCTGACGCACAGCACCTCTGATTTTGGCAATATTCTGCTCGACGTGGCGAATAAGTCGCTTCTGCAGGGGTGGGATGAAGCAGCAGAGACCTTTGATCTGTGGACGAAGAAAGGTCAGTTGTCTGATTTTAAAACTGCTCACCGCGTGGGAATTGGCGGTTTTAACTCCCTGCGTAAGGTTCGCGAAGGGGCTGAATATAAATATGTGACCACGGGCGATAAAGGCGAAACGATCGCACTGGCTACCTATGGGGAAATTTTCTCAATTACCCGCCAGGCGATTATCAACGATGATCTGAACGCATTGACTGACGTCCCGGCGAAAATGGGACGTGCTGCGAAAGCTACCATTGGTGATTTGGTATATGCGATTCTGCTGGATAACCCTAAATTGTCAGACGGCAAACCGCTGTTCCATGCCGATCACAAAAACCTCTCCTCTGGCGCCATTTCTGTTTCGAGCATTGATGATGCCCGCAAACTGATGCGCCTGCAGAAAGAGGGCGACCGCACTCTGAATATTCGTCCGGCTTATATGCTGGTGCCGGTGGGTCTCGAAACGCTGGCCAATCAGACGATTAAATCGGCAAGCGTTAAGGGTGCAGATATCAACTCCGGGATTAACAACCCTATTCAGAACTTTGCGGAAGTTATTTCTGAACCGCGACTGGACCACAAGGATCCTAACGCCTGGTATCTGGCTGCGGCTAAAGGCACCGATACCATCGAAGTGGCATATCTGAACGGTGTTGATACGCCTTACATTGACCAGCAGGAAGGTTTCAATACCGACGGGATCGCCACGAAGGTGCGTATCGATGCGGGTGTTGCGCCGTTAGACTTCCGCGGCCTGGTGAAATCCAGCGGCCAGTAATCATTACAGTTCTGAAAACGACGCCCGGAAGGGCTTTTTTTATACCTGAAATCAGCCCTGCGGGGCTGACAGGAGACGTTATGGCTAAAAATTATGTGCAAGACGGCAAAACCATCCCCGTGAAAAATTCTGGTACCGAGGAAATTCTCAGCGGTACACCTGTTTCTTTAGGCGGAATGATTGCGGTTGCAATTACCGATATTCAGCCGGGTGATGTAGGCGACGGATTCGCTGAAGGTGTCTTTCTTTTACCTAAGCTGCCAGCTGATGCCGTGACCGCCGGGGAAAAGGTATATCTCAAAGCTGGAAATGTTCAGCTGGATGACACCGATGCGGTGTTAGCCGGGACTGCCTGGGAGGATGCTGCGGCAGGCGTTACCGTCCTGGAAGTCAAAATCAATGGCTAATGCCTTTGACAATATGGCTGGCAGAATGGATGAACTGACGGCGAAAAGGCTGGGCAGAACGGTGACTATTAATGGCGATGAGCATATTGCTGTTGAAAGTCACCTGCTGCCTGAGCTGGGGCCGGTCGCGGGGGATGGGATTAACCTGGTTATCTTCAGCGCTGGCTATCAGTCGGCGCGGGGAGATGAGGTTATTTATAAAAGCCAGGTTTACACCGTTACCCGATGGCTCCTCTTTAATGGTAAGCCGCAAATCTGGATTGAGGAGGTCACAGGTGACGATTAAAGGGCTGGAAGAGCTCAGGCAGAACCTGAGCAATATCAGTAAAAATGCCATTCCTCGGGCGACATCCCAGTCCATTAACCGGGTAGCTGGAAGGGCAATCAGCCGCAGCTCTACGCGAGTGGCGAAAGAGACTAAGGTTAAGCGAAAACTGGTCATGCAGCGCGCCAAACTTAAACGGGCAAGCCCTAAAAAACCAATGGCTACCATCCGGGTAAATCGCGGCAACCTCCCGGCGATAAAGCTGGGGCCAGTACGAGTTCAACTTTCACGACGAAAGCGCGACAACGGTAGTTCTGGAAGCGTTCTGAAGATTGGGAATTTCAGCTTCCCTGGTGCTTTTGTGCAACAGCTTAATAATGGTCGCTGGCATGTTCTTCGGCGAACCAGTAAATCTCGTTACCCGGTAGAAGTGGTGAAAGTACCTCTGGCCACCCCCCTGACTGCTGCATTCAAAGAAGAACTTCCCAAACTGATGGCATCTGATATGCCAAAAGAAATGATGGCTGCGATCAAAAATCAGATAAGGCTGGTGACAAAATGATTCACCCGCAAGTACGAAAAGCTGTTCTGGATAAACTGAAGTCAATCAACTCCGGAAAAATATTCTGGTATGACGGTCGGCCAGCTTTCCTGGCTCCAGAAGAGTTACCCGCGGTCGCTGTATATCTTACTGATGCAAAGGCGACGGTCGGCAGTATTGATGAGGAAGAGTGGGAGGCTGTCCTTCACATTGAAGTATTCCTTAAAGCAACGGCTACCGATAGCGAGCTGGATAAATGGATGGAAACCCGCATCTATCCGGCCATGGCTGACGTTCCTGAGCTTGCCAGTATCGTTGAAACCATCAGCGTTGCCGGGTACGACTACCAACGTGACGATGAAGCCACTACATGGGGCTCCGCCGATCTCCAATATTCCCTGACTTATATTATGTGAGGACTATATGCCAACTCCAACACCTACCACGCCGACGAAAGGTGCCGGGACAACTTTTTGGATTTATACCGGAACTGGTGATCCCTACGATGATCCGTTAAGTGATGTCGGCTGGACACGAACGGCAAAGGTTAAGGAATTAACACCTGGGGAACTGACTGCAGAGTCCTATGATGATTCCTATATTGATGATGATGCGCCTGACTGGGATGCAACAGCTCAGGGTGTTAAGTCAGCCGGTCAAACCAGCGTAACACTTGCCTGGAAACCTGGTGAATCTGGCCAGAAGGATCTGGTTGACTGGTTTATGAGTGGTGATGAAAAATCTTACAAAATTAAATATCCAAATGGGGCAGTTGATGTTTTCACCGGCTGGGTAAATAGTTTGGGTAAGACTATTTCACGAAACGAAGTTATTACCCGTAGTGCACAAATCACCAATAAAGGTAAACCTTCTCTGGCTGAAGATAACGCTTCAACTAACCCTTAATATATTTGTCAGCGGTGCTAAGGCACCGCGAAAGGTAATGAAATGACTTATCTTAATAAAGACACATTAAATCCCGATGGTGAGAATATTTTACTGTTTGAGTTATCGGCTTACAGTAGAATGCAATATATTGAATTTATGGTTGAAGAGCGGAAGTCATTACCATCAGAGGAAAGCACACCTGAAGAAAACTTTAAATTGGCCACCTTGTTGACTATGCGTGATCAGGCCATGCTCGTTGCATTATCCTTGAGCGAGGCGGATGAAGAGCAACGTGAAGGGAAAGATATTTTCCCTGAAATTATACGAAAATATCCACCAGGGTTATTGGGCAGCGCTGCATTACTTGTGCGTATGCTTTCAGGGATGATCCCACCAGTTAATAATGACCCTGAGAAAACTGAAGAAGAGGAAGAGCCAGATTTGGAAAAGTCCTGACCCGCTCACGTCGCTTTGCTATGCGATTAGCCAGGGAGTTTGGACGGCCAGACTGGCGCGCAATGCTTTCGGAAATGTCTTCCTCTGAATGGTTCGAATGGATTGAGTATTACCAGGATAATTGTTTTAGCGACGACCTCCTGGACTCTCATTTTGCCAATCTTAGTTATCTTGCTGTCAGTCTCTTCACCGATCCGGATAAACACGGAATTACCTCCCTTGATTTTAGTTTGTTATCAAAACGTGAGGGAGAAAGTGAGTTGGATTCAGATGAGCACCTTATGTCGATAGCCGAAAGCATTCCTGGAGGAGTTCGCTATGTCCCAGCCAGTGGGTGATCTGGTCGTTAAAATTGACGGCGATAGCGCAAAATTTGATGAGGAAGTTGCTCATCTGAATAAGCAGCTGAGCGGGTTAGGTAGAGCCGCGAACGACAGTACAGCCCAGGTCACCGCAGCTTTCACGCGGCAGGAGCGTGCTGCAAAACGTGCCGGTATTTCAATCGGCCAATACAATAATGCAATGCGCATGTTGCCTGCGCAGCTTACTGATGTCGCAACTCAGTTAGCTGGTGGGCAGAGCCCATGGCTAATTTTGCTCCAGCAAGGCGGTCAGGTTAAAGACTCATTTGGTGGCCTGATCCCAACATTTCGAGGATTACTTGGAGCTGTAAGTCCGTTGGCCGTTGGGGTTGCAGCTTTGACCGCCGCAGGTGCCGGAATTGGATATATCTTCTATCAGGGAACGTCAACCCTTTCCGATTTTAGTAAGACGTTGACGCTATCAGGTAACACGGCTGGTCTGACTACCGACAGAATGCTGGCACTGGCAAAATCGGGACAGCAAGCAGGACTCACCTTTGATCAAACCACTGATTCTCTGACTGCATTAATTAATTCTGGCGTGGGGGCGGGTGCGCGTTTTGATGAACTAAGCCAGTCAGTTGCAAAATTTTCTACGGCATCTGGTATCCCCATTGAAAAGGTTGCGGAAGCGTTCGGGAAACTGACCAATGACCCGACGTCCGGCCTGATTGCGATGGCGCAACAATTTCATAATGTGACAGCCGAGCAGATTGATTACGTTGCTCAGTTACAACGTTCAGGAGATGAAGCCGCCGCACTTCAGGCGGCTAATGATGCGGCGACGAAGGGATTTAACACCCAGACTCAGAGCCTGATCGATAACATGGGGACGATTGAGCGGTCTGCTGATTCGTTGAAACGCGCGTTTAAATCCATGTGGGATGCTGCTTTGGATTTGGGGCGGCCTGACACCGCAGGGGAGATGGTAAGCAAGGCGCAATCAGCTTTTAAGCAGGCTGATGACATCTGGAATCTCAGGAAAAATGATCGTTATGTAAACGATGAAGCCAGAGCCCGTTTCTGGAATGACAGGGAGTCGGCCCGACTGGCTCTTGATATGGCGCAGCAGCAAGCAGGTATTGCCAAAGCCAGCGCAGCAGCGGCCGAAAAGGAAGCGGAGGCAGAATCTGAAAAACAGAAATATGCCGCTCAAGCACAAGCCAATTATGCTAAATCGCAGACTGCGCTTGAAAAGTATACCGCCAGGCAGAATGAATTAAATAAAGCTCTGAAAGAAGGGCATATCCTACAGGCTGATTACGCCATCAATATGGCCGCAGCCAAGAAAGAATATGAGGCCACCTTAAAAAAAACGCCGAAACCAAAAGGCGTTAAAGTTTCTGCTGGTGATCGTTCTTCTGATCAGACTGATGCCGAAACCCTGCAGTTGATGACGCAGTTAAAGTTGCTGCAACAGCATACGGGGCTTAACGATACCATCAGTCAGCAACGTAAAAATTTGTGGTCTTTACAGTCAAAATTCGCGGTTATAGAAGAGGCGTCGAAAACACGCGCGCTGAGTAAAGATGAACAATCTTTACTCGCCAGCAAGGATAAGGTTCTGGCGCAGGCTGAGGTTAATGCGAAACTTGGCGATCAGATCGTTGCTCAGGAACGTCTGAATAAGCTTCAGGATAACTCGTTAAAATATGTTACTCAGATGCAGGAAAAGACTGCTGCACTGACAGATAGTGCTGGGTTAAGTGACAAGGACGCACAACGTAATAGCGAGAGAGCGCAATTAAGGCAGGGATGGAAAAATCAGGGTGGAAGCCTGGAAGATGAAGGGTATCAGAAAGAGCTTTCCGCACTTGAGGGTTATTACGCTGCACAGGATGAAATGCGTAATAACTGGTTGGCCGGCGTTCAGTCGTCATGGGAAAACTATGCTGACATGGCCACCAATTACAATCAGATCGCTGCGGATACAACCAATACTGCGCTCGGAGGAGTAACAAGCAATCTCCAGCAGGGGTTATATGATCTTGCAACTCAGTCTGAAGATGCTGGCGATGCCCTGAGTAACATGGTTGAAGGTTTTGGTAAAACAGTCATCCAGACCCTGGCACAGCTTGCTGCACAATGGCTGGTATATCAGGGGGTGCAGTTGCTTGTGGGGAAAACTACACAAGCCTCTGCTATTGCTCCTATGGTAGCGAATGCGCAGGCCACCTCCCTGCAGGCCCAACTGGCAGCATATGCTTCTACTGCCGCCATACCAATTGTTGGTCCTGCTCTGGCTCCTGCTGCTTTGGCTGCAGCGGCTGGCGTCACAGCCCCTCTTGTTGCTGCAATTTCTGCATCCGCCCTTGCTGGCATGGCGCACGACGGCATTGATAAAATTCCGGAAACGGGCACTTGGCTGCTGAAAAAAGGGGAGCGGGTTACGACGGCAGGAACATCGGCAAAACTAGATTCCACACTGGAGCAGGTGCGGAAACAGCGCTCCCTTGCCGGAAACCCGTTGCATGTTGAGTTCAATAACACTTACACCGGGAAACCGGACGATGCAACGATCCAAATGTGGGATCAGCGGCAGCGTGCATCTGAAAAAAGGCTTAAGCAATATTTTACTTCCCAAGTTATTAATCCAACTGAGAATTATGGTCGCTCACTTAAATCAGTTTATCCGGGGAGGCGTAAGAAATAATGACCGATATTTATTATCCTCATGATTGTATACCCGGACCAACGTACGATAATTATGGATTTGAACCGACTGATCCTATGATTCGAACCGATAGGGTGGGGGGGCTTGCCAGGCAGCGTAGAAAATATACATCAGTGCCGACTGATAATACGGTTGTCTGGCAGTTTAAAACTGACGCGCAAGCACAGGCATTTGAAGCATGGTACAGGGATGTATTAACTGATGGTGTTGCATGGTTTTACATGAAATGCAAAACCCCTGTTGGCCTTAAATTTTTTAAATGTCGATTTGTGGGTATTTATAAGGGTCCTGCCTTTATTAAACCCGGTCTTTGGCGTTATTCAGCAACTGTTGAGTTAAGAGAGCGTCCACTCGCTCCAGTTGGCTGGGGGAAATATCCGGAGTGGATTGTCGGGAGCTCGCTACTTGATATCGCGCTGAACAAGGAGTGGCCTAAACATGACAGCGATTAACCGCCTTTATGCGTCCTCCGGGTCGGAGGTCATCATTGGTACGTTGCAGATCGATATTGGCGGCCAGACGCATTATTTGTGTGAGGGGTATGAGGACATTACGGCGGTTACCGAGGGGGGCGAAACCGTAACGTTTATTGCCTGTGCCATTGTCCTTTCCCTTCCTGCCAGAAACGAAGACGGGACGCAGGACCTGAAGTTTATGCTGTGCAACGTCGACGGCGTTGTATCCACCGCTATACGCAAGGCCATTGATGCCATGTCCACTGCCAGCATCACGTTCAGGAAATACATTTCCACAGACCTTACAGCGCCAGCGGAGCCGCCTTACGTCATGCCGGTTAAAGGAGGCTCCTGGACACCGCTGACTGTAAACGTCACCGCCGGATTTAAAAATATGCTCGATTATGCCTGGCCACGTGACAGATACACGTTGACGTACTTCCAGGGTCTCCGTTACTCCCGATAGGTTCCTTATGCTCAACATTGACAAATACCTGACTGTCCGCTGGCAGATGGGCGGCCGCACTTTTCCTGTTCTCGACTGCTACGGCATTGTACATGAGGTCCGCCGGGACCTGGGGCTGCCTGAATGGCCCGCGTTTGAGGCTGTGATTAAAGAGCGTGGCAGCACTGAAATGGGGGAAGTCTGCGAGAGTTTTTCGCGTGACCTGACTCCCTGCAAGCCGTGCAACGGTGCGGTTGCCGCCTGCTATATGGGAAATATGATCGGCCACCTTGGTGTTGTCGTCGAAATGGAGGGAGCGCTTTACGTTATTGAATGTAATCCCCGGCGCAACGTAACCATTCTTCCCCTGGCGCGTTTTGAACGCCAGTTTCTGAAAGTGGAGTATTACCAGTGACAATCCGCCTTTACCCATCGCGTTTGCCTGGCGAACCGCTGGAGACGCATGAACACCGGGATACGACCATACATGACTGGATGCTCCAGCATGTCGATAACTACCGTAACGATATGGTGCAGCGTGTTACGTTTGAGGTGAATGGTAAGCCGGTCCCACCGGCAGAATGGCCTTTATGCTTTATCAGTGCTGAGAGCGATGTAAAAGTTTACCCGATCCCTGGTGAGGGAGTGACGGCAACTGCTATCGCTGCCTGGGCAGCGGCGGCCATCGCTGCAGCCTCGGCTGTGTATGTGCTGATCACCATGTCGAACATGGATAAAGGCGGCTATTCATCCTCCAGTGGTCTGGGGCTGGATTTAAACCCAGCCAAAGCGAACCAGGCGAAACTTGGAGACCCAATCCGCGAAGTGTTTGGCCGTTGCCGTATCTATCCAGATTATGTCGTACAGCCAGTGACGCGCTTTAATCCTGATGATCCAACGCGAATGACCGTCGAAATGATGGTTTGCCTTGGAAAGGGGAATTTCGCGTTTACGAATGGTGATATCCGTGTGGGTTCAACACCTATTTCAGCATTAGGGGACTCGTTCAGTTACAACGTTTATTCACCTGGAGCAGATGTTTCAGGAGATCGGCGAAGTGAAAACTGGTTCAACTCGACAGAGGTAGGTGGTACTTCCAGCGGGAGTGGGCTTGATATGGCGCAGACCTCTCCAGATTCGACAGATATCAACGCCGATAGTATGACCGTTTCTGGCGCATCCGTGACGTTTAACGGGCTGGATGATGGCAACGATGATGACGATGAAGGCAATGCGTTGCCTGAGTCGTGGGTTGAGGGGGCCATTGTTACGATCGTCGCACCGATGAATTTTCTGGTTTCAACCTCGTCGGGATATAGCGTTCTCGCCAGTAACTCTCTGGGTGAAATTAATCCCTATCCGGGGATGCCGGTTACCCTGGAAATCAACGGCACTGAATATGAACTGGTTATTGCAACTTATACGGCAAAACAGGACGCGATACCGGGGGCGGGTGGAAACGCGGCCAGCCTGAAAGCAAATGCCTCCCCATCAACATATGATTACTCCGGTACCGGCCAGACTTTTACGATCACCTGGCAGGGACATGAATACACCATTTCCCTCATTGCGGACTATGTGAATATGTCCGGCCTGCTGATGGCGATAAACGAGGGCCTGACCGGATCAGGATTACTGGCGCAGGATAGCGGCGGTGTTGTGCTGATTGCTGAGGCATCAAGCCCCTGGCTCGGCGGAAACATTACCTCATCATCGCTACCGGTAGCCGTTTTTGGCGACAGTCCTGTATTTACCTCCGGCACCGCGTCCAGCGGAGGCAGTCCGGCAATAACTGCTAACGTTACGCTGGCGTATGGGAGTGCAACCGGAGTGGCATTTTCCGGGATACCGGAGGGAACACAACGCCTGGCGCTGGCTCACCGTGGCAACGAGTACCGCATTGCGGATGCGGACGGTACGACCGCAACGGTTCAGCGGCTGATTGATGGAGTGGTTGATCCTTCCTGGTCTGGCTTCTCACCCCGCACGATGATTGACTATCAGGCTACTGGGATCAGCGACAACAATACCTGGATGGGGCCGTTCCTTGCCTGCCCGGAATCTGAAGTGGTGGACGCTTTCGAGGTGAATTTTTCCTTTCCATCTGGCATTTGCGGATTCGACAGCAAAGGAAAAAAACGCATCAGGCATTGTGAGTGGGAAATACAGTACCGTGTTTATGGATCTGGCTCTGGCTGGACGAGCAGGCAGGGGGTTTACGCGCTTAAAAATATCAACGGGTTGGGTTTTACAGAGCGTTTTGATCTCTCTTCTCCTGGGCTGGTTGAGGTGCGCTGCCGCCGCCGCAATGAGCAGGGTAGCAATAACGCGCGTGACTCGATGTACTGGGAAGCGTTGCGTGGTCGCTTGTTGGCTAGGCCAACATCCTATGCAGGCGTCACCCTGATGGGGGTTACGGTTGAGACGGGGGGAAAATTGGCGGCTCAGTCTGACCGGCGCGTAAACGTTGTGGCCACGCGCATTTATGACTCTGGCGTAGCCCGTAGTATCTCTGGTGCGCTTTATCACGTCGGCAGTTCTCTTGGTATGGAAATGGATACTGAGGCAATAGATGCCCTGGAGCAGACTTACTGGACCCCGAACGGCGAGTATTTCGATTTTGCCACGGGTGACAGTATTTCTGCGCTGGAAATGCTTCAGAAAATCGCTGCAGCCGGAAAGAGTTATTTTCTACTAAACACCCAGTCTGTTGCATCAGTGGGTCGTGAAGGTGTTAAACCCTGGACCGGGGCTATCACGCCTCACGAGATGGTATCCGAGATGCAGACCGATTTCGTCACGGTGACTGACGACGATTACGATGGTGTTGACGTAACCTATATCAACGGATCGACCTGGGCAGAAGAGACGGTGCAATGCCGTCTGCCTGGCAACCCAACGCCGCCGAAAATAGAGGCATACCGGGCTGATGGGGTAGGCAATCCTGATCACGCATATCAGATTGGTATGCGCCGACTGAGAAAATACCAGCTGCAGCGAATGACGCATAAAACGACGACGGAACTGGATGCGCTCTGTTACAACGTCGGGGATCGTATTGTGTTGACCGATGATATCCCTGGCAGCAACACCATTTCGTGTTTGATTGAGTCGATGGCTACTGCTGGTGGGGTGACCACATTCGATGTGTCAGAGCCGCTGGACTGGACTTTTGCAAATCCACGCGTCTATCTGCGTTATCAGGATGGAAAAGCATCACGGCTGTTTGAAGCATCACCCACAGGCGACAACTATCAGGTATCCGTCCCGTATCAATCTGAGTTCGCCGATATCCTGCTGGATGATCCGATAATTGAGCCTCCCCGGTTAATTTTCTGTAGTTCTGAGAGCGACCTCTATCACGCCATTGTGTCCGAGATAGTGCCACAGGACGATGGAACCTGCGAGATAACGGCCCGGCAATACCGTGCTGAATTTTATGACTACGACGACGCTACATACCCCGGCGACGTCGCTTAATACCCCATAACAACCCCTAATTAACTCTTTTCGCTCAAACCCTCGTTTGAGCGAATGCCTTTTTTGGAGCAAAAAACATGGCCTTTGATCCGCCACTTGGGAGCACGTCGCCCGCAGTGCTGCTCGATAACGCCACTCGCCTGGACGAACTTATTAACGGGCCAGCGGCCACCGTTCCCGACCGTGCCGGGCAACCGCTGGACACCTGGCGCCAGATCGTGACGATGATGCTTGCTGCTGTCACTGATGCGCAGAACAGCATTACCGCTATTGGGCTCCCCTTTAATACGCTCTCTGATGCTCAGGCTGCAGTAGCTGCTGGAAAAATACCAGAGGGGTCCGTGACATGGGTTAGAACTACGGACAGCGCTGCCCTTGCGGATGAGTACAAAAACATAAATGGGGTTCTGACGGCTACCGGACGTCGGATGCCTTCTCAGGATGCCGTGGACGCACTTTCGCGCCAGTTGCTGGATTCGATTGTTACCGGAGATGTACCAGGGTTCTGGCTGGCACTGAAAGACTCTGCGGGCTGGATTTCATGGGGAGTGGATGATCAGGGGGGATTTGGATCCAGGTCTGCTTACCTCGGGACAGACAATATTCTGGCGGGAAATATTAAAATCCTGTTTACCGATGATGTTGGATTACGATTTCAGGATCCCGAGGGGTTCTACATCGATGTACTGGATAATTTCGGACGCTATCTGCTGGGAGATTCCGGCGGCGGCGGTTCTTCATCGGTTGACGTAGTCAGCATCCAGGATTTGAAAAACAAGGCTTACGCGGCGGAGGTTTCGCGGCGCGTACTGACCCGCCTTAAATTCCCGACGGATGCCTACAACCATTTTATTATGGAGTGCCAGAGCCTGGGTATGGGATTTATGAGCTGGCCCGCCGTCAGTAAGGCACCGAAATACGGCAATCTAATGCTTGGTGGCTCGGTGCGTCCAGCCAGTACCTCCGCTAATGCGTTTACCCCACTCGGTGTAAACGCCTGGCAGCCGCTTAAAGCTGTCGTACAGTCTGTCGCTGGCGGGGAAATCCTGACGGATGCGGATCAGCAAGCTCTTGCCAGAGCCGCGGTCAATGATGGGGAGTCCCCTGTAGTGGCTGCAGTTAACGGTTTCCGGCGTCACTTCCTGGAGGCACATTGCCTTAACTCTGACCCCAGCCGCCTCTTTGTCGCCTCGACCGTTGGCGTATCAAATCAGTCCATCGAGAGCCTGATGGACGATACCAAATACTACAATCGCGTCGTTGAGTGCGTAACGAAGGCAAAGGCACTTGCTGATGCAGAAGGGAAATCCTATTCAGTAACCGCCATTGAGTTTGTTCAGGGGGAGCGGAATTACGAACTTGGAACATCTAAAGCATCGTATAAAACGCTACTGGGTCAGTTGCGTAGTAAATTGTTTTCGACCATAAGAGGCATTACGGGGCAGACCACGGACCCTGCGTGGTTCATGTACCAGACGGGATTCACCTACACCCCAAACCCAGCCACGCAGCCGCTAAACGCGGTTGAATTATGGGTCGGCATGGCGCAATACGAGTTTTGTCAGGAAAATGAAAACTGCTTCATGATCGGGCCAAACTATCAGTTACCAGACAAAGGAGGCCACCTGATGACAAACGGCAGCCGCTGGCTGGGCTGCTATTTTGCTAAGGTAAAAGACCGCGTACTAAATCAGCGTCGTCCTTTCAAGCCCTTGGCGCCTATCGGATTTAAATGCATTGGCGCGGATATTTTTGGCAGTTACTACGTCGATTACCCACCGCTCAAGTTCCAGAGTCAGTTCCGGGGCGGCGCCCGCACTGCTATTGCGAATAAAGGTTTTCGCGTATTTAGCAATGTCCAGAACGACCCGGCAGGAATTGGGGAAGAGGTCACGGTCGTATCAGTTGAAATTGCGGCTGACACTATTGTCAAAATCTCCTGTGAGACAGAACCCCAAGGTTTAATCCGTGTGGTCTACGGAATGTATGCGCAATACGGGCAGGGCATGGTTACGGATTCCGACCCGTATGTCCCGGATGAGGTATACGAATATGACCCGCAGTTCACCCAGTGGCCGGAAGAGAATATTCCGGAACTGGTCGGCAAGCCATATCCGATGGAAAACTGGTCTATTGCCTTTTCCATGACCTTCACTAAGGATGAATAAATGAGCCTGGCAATTCAGAAAGATGTCGATTTTTCTGCGGTGGCGACCGGATATTTACCTCCGGTAACTGCAGGCGTGGAGTACTTCAATTTTTTTAACAGCGAAGACTCGCTGACACGCAACCTGATCCCCAACAAGCCGACTCCTGCAAAGAACGGGAGTCCGCTCTTTAACACCAACGGACAAAGCTTCCTGCTGACCAACCTGCTTAATTTCATCAATACCGGGATAAAACTGACTGATGAAATGACCATTATTACGGTGGCAGAACCAACCGGCGCGGATGGTTTTTTCCCGACCTGGTCTACTACAGGTTCGCCGATTACAAATGGAGGGAGTTTCACGTCACAATCATTTATGCGTCAGAGCGCCACGACCCGAAACCCGACAATTTCTCTTAGTTATTCCACTGACGGTTTCGTTACCAGGCAAAACTCATCTTACGGGGTATCGTCGGGTGTTGATAATATCAGGCTCCGCGCCATAGCATCGGCATTCAGTCAGACAGCAAAAACGTCCAGCCTTTATGATCTGACGAATAATAAAAATGCCCAGGCGCCTCTGCCAGCAAATGGCGTTTATGGAAAGGCAGGTAATATCCTGCTGGGTTCGCATTACAACGCCGCAGAGAGCTCGCAGGGTAATCTGTACGCAGCCGCGATTTACAGCCGTATGCTCTCAACAACTGAGATCAGTCAGATATATGCTGCGTTAAAGGCGTATTACTCAAAAAGAACCCTATCGATTTGATTTCTTTTACCTCGGGCATAATAACAAGCGATTAACATTTTCGCTTGTTATTATTTCTAGATGACTTTAGCAATTGATCAAAAAAAACTAACTGTATTACCCACTAACTTTGAGAAGGGGCGGCAATATTTTCTGGCTTCAGGAGCAAATATAATCCATGGCTTTAATTGCGGAGAGGGTTCTTTCGGGTACCATACAGCACGATTTTCTAATTGCCATTCATATTGTGTAATTTCTTTCACAAACATTGGAAGTACAGAGGATGAGTGATGGTTGTAAGGAATTGGATCTGTAGAGTATACGATGTCCTTGCAGGTAATAAAATTGGCAGAGTTTTTAATCGCATTGCTTATTTCTCGGAGGAATCCATTAGGATCAGAAATTTCATAGCAAGCGTTAATTTCATTATGATGTTCGTTCCATTTTTTGAATAATTCGTTGCTATAGGCGTTACTTGAGCAAAAAATAAATGCATTAGGGCTATTTCTTATTACATAAAATGTGCTATTTGTTATGTTGACACTACCATTACCTGTAACTTCTAGTGAATCTGAGATAACATTCTCATTGGATGAGCTATTAAGATAAAGATTTTCTGTGACATCTCTATTTATTTGTCTTCTTCCTTCCTTAGAATCACCTCTGCCTAAACTGTGAGTTACAATATCTTTAAAATCATAGATTGTACCAAGACGTAAGCAGCCTTTATCAAAAAAAGATTCTAAATGTTGCTCTTCCAAAAACTTGTAAAGTGGCATATTATTTGCATCCAGAATTAATGTGAGTTATATACAGCAT